CCCCGGCACGAGGGCGGCCCCAAGGCCGGCTAGCTCGTCCGCGAATCCGAAGGTGGCGCCCTGCGCGGCCATCCGCGCAATGTCGCCCACGCCGAAGCCGCCCCTGCGTGCTTCTGGGACTCGCATATCCGCCAACGTAAGGCCGAAGCGCTGCTGGAGGGACTGATCGACCGCCATCGGACTGGCCCCCTCCGCGATCATCCGCTCCGCTTGCTGCACGATGCGCGCGCGCTGTGCTGGAGTGAGTGATTCCTGGGGCATTATCGCGCTCCCTCACTACCCGGACCGTGCCGGCGCTCCAATTCCCGCAGCCACCCCAGAATAGCACCAGGGGCCCCGCCCCCAGGTGTAGTCAAGTTGACCGAAGGCGCGGGACTCACAAGTGCCGGTTCCGGCTCGCCCGGGTCCCACAGCTCAACCGCCACCGGCGCAGCCCCCTGTTTGTACCGATCATACCAACGGGGTTTGGTAATCAGGCTCGGACTGAAGCCACGTTCTGCAATCAGAGAGCTATGTTGGTCGTAGATGTCAGCCATCCGTCCGCGCGAGGAAGCTTGGAGCCGCCGCAGCGATTCAGCCATCTCACGAATCAGTTTAGGGGGCAACACGGTGGTCGTCGTCGCCCGCCGTGCAATGGCGCCAATACGGTCGATGGTGCTCTGCGCTTCCATCGCTAGCCGCGCCTCACCCTCTCGCACCACGGAGTTAGGATCAATGCCTCGAATGAACGCATAGAGTGCAAGAATCTGGTCGGCTCCTGTCACGTTTTCTCCCCGCGCCAGCGCGCCCTCAATGCCTTCCAGCCCCGCATCTACGATCTGCGCAGCATTTTGGAGCGGCGTCATCGCCTGTCGAAAATCGTCTTTCAGACGGTCTTCCGCTCGCACGCGCCGATCATCTGCCATCATGCCTTGCTCGATCTCGCGCTGCTGTCGCGCTTGTTCGCGCGCCCCCACCTGTCCTGTGAAGGAACCCGGCACCGGACGCCCTTGCACGATTTGAGCGTACTCAAACCGCCCCGTCTCGGGATTCCAAACCTCATCATACTTCGGCATCTGTTGCTGAAGCTGCTGCACCGCGACCTGAGCCATCCCCACGTCGCCATATTGCTGAGCCAAGGCCAGAAGCTCCTCCGGCCCCGCACCACGCTTCGTCGCTTCATCGAGCTTCTGCTGGTACTCCAGCTCACGCCCCTGCTGGGTCGCCTGGAGCCCCTGCCCCACCCCTTGCTGCGCGGCTTGCTGCCCGGCCTGAAGTGCCGTACCCAGGTCGGCGAGGAGATTGCGCGGCTGAGTGGTGGGCGCCATCCCCGCCAGGAGCGACGTGCCGGCGGCGAGAAGGCCCTGCCGCCCCGCGCCCTGCAACAGCTCTGGAGGCAGAAGGCTCGCCTGAGGGCCCCCCATCCGCCCCATGTTCGCCAGAATGCGGTCCCAGATGGACATCGGGGCCGCTGATGGGGCGCCTTGGGCCTGTGCGCCCCCAGGAGCCCCGAACCCACCCGGACGCAGGGGGGAGCCCCCCGGAGCCATCAGACCCATCGGACCGACCGGGAAACGTGGATCGTAGGGCATTACCGAAAGCCTCCGAGCCCACCCAAGCCACCGGCCGGGCGAGGCGCCATGTTCTGCAACATCCCGACCCCCATCTGCCCAATCATCGGGCGGAGGCGCTGCAGGAGGGCCATCAGGCCGCCGCCCGGCTGCTGACCGGCCTGCTCGGCCGGCCCGCGCAAGAGCTGCTGCTGAGCCGCCTGCATGAAGTTACCTTGAAGCTCCGCCGTCTGCGGCTGGGGAACCATGCCCCCGATCAGCGAGCCCTGGAGAGGCTGCTGCGCGAGCTGCGGCATCCCACCTGCGAACGAGCCTTGAAGCTGTGGGCGCCGCTGCGCCAACTGTGGAGCCATGAGCCCCAGGAGTCCGTAGGGCATTAGAACATCCCCCCGAGCAGCCCGAGGCCGCCCCCGATCGCACCACCGATCGGCCCGCCCATGCTGAAGCCCGTCATGGCCCCGCCGAGCGCACCCTGGAACGGCCCGCCTCCGGAAGTCGGCTGGGCGGTCGTCTGCGTGCTATCCCCCATCCCCAACGCCGGCCCGAAGAGGCCGAGCGCCTGCTGGTAGTTCTGGAAAGGCTGGTTGTACTGCTGCATCCCCACGTCCCGTCCGTACTGCATCAACCCGCCAAGCCCCTGAAGGCCGGCCTGCTGCATCCCGCTCTGAAACTGCCCCACATTGTAGAGGTTCTGGAGCCCCTGCATCCCGAGACTGCCAAGCCGCTGCCGCTCCGCCATGAGCTGATCCGCGGCGCTCTGGAAGCCCTGGTGGCGAAACTGGCCGAGCTGCTGCCCCTCAAGCTCCTGCAGATTGCGCGCGCTCTCCGCCTCCAACACGGCGCTGCGGTTACCTCCGAAGGCGCCCGACTGTGTTGCCACCTGCTGGGCGCGCATCGCGGCCTGCTGCCGCTGGCGATCGAAGTCCGACTGCATCCCCCCGATGACTTCGTTCTGGTAGGGGTTGAAGTACTGGCCGATGCCCTTGAGCCCGGTCTGGCCGGCCTGCTCCAATCCGCCCGCCGCTTGGCCGGCGTACTGCCCAGCCTGCTGCATCCATTCGTTGGGCATGCCGAGGTTCTGGTAGCCCTGCTGAAGCTGTTCGTAGAGCGGACCCACCCCGGGGCCTGCGCCACGGGTGGCGAATCGGTCGAACCCTTGCTGCGCGAGCTTCCTGTACTGATTCAGGTAGGCGCGCTGGGCGGGGTCCATCTCCATCCTGATGGTCTGTGACTCACCACCGCCGCCTTTCTTACCTCCGCCCATTGTTCAACTCCCGCTCGAACGTCACGAGCTTGGGCTTCCAACCATCTTGCTGAGTCAGGAACGTACGCTCCCAACCCTTGCGTCCAGTGAACGTTGCCATCTCGCATCCTATCTCCATGCCCCATGCGAGCACGATCGGATAGGTGCGCTTCAACTCTTCCTGTGTGCCGGCAGCGAGGAAAAAGTGGAGGTCCCGTCGCTGCGGCTGTTGGACAATCGTGGTCACGATTACGGAGTTGGCCCCCGGCCAAAGCTGGAGGTCCCCCGCCTCGATACCGGACCACACGTCGTCCAACGTGTGCGTGCCCCCGCCATACTCCAGCGCCCGCTCGATCTCAGCCTGAAAGCGCTCAAACTCACTACGCATCGGGTGGGTCATGCGGGGGCTCCGGGTCCGGCCACTCGAAGAAAAGCCCATCTGCATCGCGCCCCACACGTCCCGCACCAGGGTAGTCGAGATTTGCGACATCTATGATTGCCTGAAGGTACCCCCGCACCTTTGCGTCGAGGGCCGCTTTCTCGGCAATCATGCCCGACACCGCCGCTTCCTGCTTCGGGTTAAGGTACAGTTTCATCGGAGCCCCCCTTAGCTTGGAACAAACACGAGACTGACTTTCGCCAACCGTGCCGTAGGTGTGCCTTGCGGCACGCTGCGAATACTCAAACGGTCCCCTGCCGCCACCGCGATGCTGCCACTCGTAGTGCCGTAGCCCAGCGGATGCGTCACCGTCACATCAAGCCCCGAGGCGTACGCCCCATTCTGCATCACCGAAAAAGTATAGTCCGCCGTCCCCCCGGGAGAGCCGTTGCACCACGCATACATCCGCGTCAAGGTGCCAGCAACAGGCACCACCCAACTGCGATTCACCTCCGTCGCATTCGGTCCAGAATCAGGCCCAAGGTACTGCGTTGCCGTATTGCTCAGGTTGCTTCCCGAGGACTGCGCGACGAAGACCATAGCGCCCAAGGCGGCACCATTCACATAGTACCCACCAGCGACATTGATCGTGCCATCTCCCTGGCTTCCGCCTGTCGGCGCACCACAGACCACACCAGACGAGAAGAACCACGCATCCGCCCCACCTTGGTACTGCAACTCCACAGAACCCGCACGCCCGATCCGAAGATCGTCCTCATACGCATCAACAAAGAAGTAATCAATCGAAGCGTCGTAATCCGCTCCCGTATGCAGGCGAAGCTCTCCGCCTTCGGCGTCCCCTGCGCCCGGCCCGTACAGCGTCAGCATCCCCGCAAGGCTATCGTCGCCCCCAATGAGCAACTCAGGCGCTTCAGTCACCAGGCGCATTGCTTCCGTCGCGCCTGCAACAGTTATGGCATCCCGGAGCCAATGAAAGTAGTTGGCACTGCCCGAGTTATTGGAGTCCACAATGAAGCTCATGTGGTTGCGGGTACGCACCAAGAGCGAATTCACTGCGGCCCCATCCGTATCCGCTTCAATGACAACCGCGTTCCCTTGACTCGTCCCTGCATCCGTTGCGCGAATCATCGCGTCCGCTGCCAGCTCGATGTTGCCGTCCTTCACGAGCAGAGAGTCGATGGTCACGCCAGCCGCGCCAGTTTCCTCGCTGATCGTGTCCGTGATGAAGCTCAACGCAGTGATCGAGTATGCCCCCACATCCCATGAGGCTGACAACCCCCGCGTTCCAGCGGCCAGCAGATAGATCGTGTGGTCGTCATCCCCAAGCCCATCCATACTGCCGTGGTCATGCTTGTGAAGCGCCGTAGCGCCCGCATCTGTCAAGTCAATCCAATTCGCCGCGAAAGCCACGCGACTCGTTGCGTCCGAAGCGAGAAGGTACAAGGGGTGGTCATCATCTCCCAGGCCCGTCAACGCCCCATGGTCAGTAGCCGCAGCCGTTTGGGCAACCGCCAACGCCAGCACATCCTGCAACGCCAGCTCCAACGCTCGCCGAAACTCTTGCTCTTGGCCCCGCTCATACCGCTCAGGCGCCAAGGGCAACAAGGCCGAGAGAATCCGATCTTGCTGCGCCATTACCGCCGACTCGCCAGGGCCCCTTCCAGGCGGAAGTCTCCCACCCGCCAGTTGCCCTCCGCTTCCTGCTCAATCCTCAACCGAATCTCCCGCGCCGTCACCCGCACACTCGTCGGCGCCGCCAAGGTCAGCTCCGCTGAAGTCGTCTCGGTTTCGGTCGGGTAGATGCGCGACTTGATGTACGCCGACACATTCCCCAGCCCCGGCCCGCCCAAGGCGGTGCCCTCATCAGGAAGCAACCACCGCGCCATGAACATGCGATCACCCTCACCGATCTCAATAGGGCCGCTCTCCAGATACGGCACGAGGGAGTCCAGGTTGGTGCTCGACTCGTGCATGAAGAGGTTGGCTCCATCCGACATCATCGGGTTATCATATGCCTGGCGCTCGTAACCGCATGCGCGCTCCAGCGCGCCCTTGCTCCAATGGTTTTCCTTGTAGTTCCAGCTCACGTACCGATCGCAGTCCACGCTGCCGGCGCCCGGGTAGAACCACCAAATCTCCTGGAATGCCGCGATGTGCAAACCCCACACCTTGGAGATTTGCTCAACATTGATGTCCCCGAACACGTCATCCGATACTGAGCAGGGAATGGCACGCACCGTCCCATCATAGGCGAAGAACGAGTTGCTGCCCATCCAAGCCGCACGCCCATCGAACGCCACCGCCCCATGCCGCGACACCACACCACAGCCCGTCCCAATCCGTTGAATCTGGTAAACCAACGAGCTCCCGATGTAGCGCATCGCGTACAGCTCTTGCGTCGTCCAAAGCAGCGTCTCCCCCCGGCCGCGCAGCCCCATCTGGAGGCGCCCGTTACCTGCCAAGTACCAATCGCCAGCCTGATTGGAAGCCGAAGCCGTCCAAGTCGCGTAGTCTTCCTGATCGCACCACTGCACATGCCGCGGGTCCCCACCGGCGCCTAGAGCCACCACGAAGCGCTCGGGGGTCACAACCACCGCTGAGCAGGTCGTGGGCGCGTTCGTCATCACCGCCAGATCATTCCCCGTATCCCCGTCCCAATAGAACAGGCGCCCATCCGCGGTGAAGCACGCCACGAGGTAGTCGCCCCAGGTGTCGAAGCTCCAGGTGTCCGCCTCACTCAGCACAGATTGCGTCGGGTCCCCCACACCATAGGCACCAATGCCATACGCACCAACACCATAGGCCCCACTCGCATAGGCCCCATCCACGTTTCCGGTCGTCAAGCCGGCGATCGTGATGTCCGTCCGCACGCCCTGGCTGTACTGGTAGCACTTGAGGTTCGTGCCGATGGCAGCCTGCGCCGCCCCGGTGTCGTTCCGCGCCCAGGTGATGATCGCGCTGGGCTTCCCGTTCGTCGTTTCCGTGAAGGCGATCTTGGCCGGCGTCGGCTCGGCGTTGTCGTAAATCGCGTCCCATCCGCCGATCGGGCGCTTCGTACCTTCGTAGAACCGGATCAGATCGCCGTCGAACCACCGCCCCTTGTTCTGGTACACCGTCCCGTTCGAGGAGATGCCCGGGGGCAGCTTGATAGGGATATATGCCACGCTACCCTCCGTAGTGCGTTACAATCAGCTCCGCCTCGTCCACTCCCACCATCTTGCTCATGAAGGCGTCGAAAGCGCGCCGCGAGGACAAGACGGCGAGCTTCTTCCGGCGCTGGCCGCTATCCTCGTCCGTCACTGCCAACACTCCGAGACTCAGCCCCACGAGGATGCAGCCCTCTGTGTCCTCCTCCGTGTTGCCGGGATGGAAGAGGATGCGAGTGCGCCCTGGCACATCCATCACCTCGAACGTCGGGTATCCGTGTTTCACGTAAATGGTGCGCTTCAGCGCATACTGCCCCGGCGGGATGCAGGAGACACTGACTCGGTTCGCCAGGTCTTCCTCCTCGCAGGTGAACAGGTGATAGCCGGCGACCGTCAGGACGCCAAACACACCATCTGCGCTCGCGAGGAAACGTTCCAACAGGAGTCTCATCGAGGGTTCTCCGCCGTACCCAGCTCGGGCTTAGTAGTCCAACGCTTGCCTACGTTGCTCGCTTCCCCCACTCCTAGGGCCCCCACCACCAGCATGAGCACGGGCACCAGTTGCTCTGGGTCTTTCCCTAGCAACCAGCCGCCAATGCACGCTACGACAAGGGCAACGAAGCAGCCTAGAATCCATTTCCGAATTAGGGCTGTCATGGGAGAAACCGCGCACTCAAGCCAATCAACGCGGACACCAACCCCGCCACGATCGCGGCCGTTGTCCCCATCTTCACTTTGAATGCTTCCAACTCTCGGACTCGATCCTTGACTTGGAGAATCCGGTGGTCTTGCTGAGCTTGGTTCCGCAAGAGAGCATCCACTTTCCCTTCCAGCCGCCCTAGCGTCCGCTCGATGCTGGCCACAGGTTCCATCTTACGCCTCCTCCGCAAGTGTCAAGAAATTGACCGACTCGACGCCCCCATTGACATGCTTTAGCCCAAACGATTTCGTGCCATTCCCCACAATGCCCGACTCCCAATACGTCGTCCCCGCACTGATCGTAGTGTGGAGTGTCGCTTCGTTGGGGTAGTAGATGCGCGTTGGATAGGACCCGCCCGGCGTCCACGACAAGGAAATGCGCCCACCCGAGTAGTACCCCACAAAGCCTTCAACGACATCAGGCGGGGGAGAAGGAGTGCCGCTACCGGCTGTGCCAAAGATCACTGCCAAAAGCGCGCCAATGTTCATTAGGACACGTCGAGCTGGGCGCCACCCACCCAGGTCGTGCCTCCATCAAGAGTCACGAAACCAATCACGTCCACTCCCGAAGTCGTCAGTGAGGGCGCCGTGCCCCCCGCCCACTGCACTGACGCCGGCCACGTAATGGTGTGCGCCCCGCCGTTTGTCATGCGAAGCACCACCCCATACATCATCGAGGCCGTGGGGTTGGCAAAGCTAAAGGTGATGTTGCCCGTCGCAGTCAGCGTCCAGCCCGATCCCGCCGCAAGGTCCAGCTCGTATGTTGGGCCCGCTTGAGAGCCCGCCGCAACCACTGTGCCGGCCACCCCAAGATACACGAGCTCGCCGGTCATCGTCCCGCCTGCCACCGGCAGAGCAGCATCCGCCACAGCTTCCGTTGCATCAATGGCGGTGATGTTCGTGTTGATCTGCGTCACGATGGCATCAAGCGCCGTATTGAGGATGGTCCCCCAAGTGCCGGCGTCGGAGCCTACCGTGGGCTTTGTGATTGAGAGAGCCATGTCTTACTCCCCGAGCGCCCTGCGCGGTTTCGCTACCAGAGTCCCACCGAAGCGCTCTGCTTCCTTCAGCAGACGGACTTCCTCGATGGCGTCAGCTAGGCGCCGCTCCCAGATGGGCAGGCGCTCCTCGTCGCGGTAGTAGGGGGCGCTTTCTACGAGTGCCCCATACAGATAGATGTCAGGATGATTGTCCAAAAGCCAGTTGGTGGTTTGCGTGCTACCGAGCGCATCAATCGCGCGCTTGTAGTGGATAACGAGGTTGTAGGTCTTATCCGGCTCGGGTGCGAACATAACGGCGCCCCCATCTTGCACGAACGCCGCATAGCGCGGCACCCCGGACGCGCCGTTCCAGCGATCGCGGTGGTACGCGATCTTCTCCGGCGACACGATCTCCAGCGGCCCGAAGTAGGTGCTACCGTCATGGTAGAGTGCGATAGGCTCCCGGAAGTTGGAGGGGGTGGAGACAGACGCGGCACTCGCTGCCAGCGTCGTCTTCACTTCCTCCCACAGCGCCTTGTTGCGCTTGAAGCGCGCCTCAGCGGCGTCGATGAAGTCATCGACGACCGTGCTGGCGTCACTCCGGTTCAGCCAATCCGCTACCGCCGTCTTCAGGTTCGCGTATGTGTTCAGAGCCATCGACTTCCTCCGCCGCCTTCTTCTCGGCGGCTTGCTGACGCATCTCCTGCCATATCTCCCACGCCTTGTCCATGCGGTGCTCCAGCACCCCAATGTGGCGAACATGGTGCGACAAGTCGTGGTCTATGTAAACCTTGTAGCCGGCGTCCTGTGCCTTCTTGCAGAAGTCTACATCCTCGCCGACATTGCGCAGTCGCTTCTGGTCGTACCACTGTTCAAAGAACGGGTAGTCCACTTTGATGAAAACATCCGTGTTGACGAGCAGAACACCCCCACCCAAAGCATCCACCTCCTGCAAGCCCGTTGCCCCCGGCGGGGTCCACACCACATCGGACGGAATCGTGCCGTCATCCCAATCAATGTTGTTCAGCGTCACCGGCCGGATCGGCAGCTTGCGCGTCGTGTAGTTGACCCCCACGATGTCCGTGTGTCGCGCCAAGAGCTGTTCGAGCGACCACGGAGGGAAACGCATGTCATCGTCAAGGTAGAGGATATGCGTTGCGTTCTGCTCCAGAGCCATAACCGCCAGATCGTTTCGATTCACCGCCACGTAGCAGCCGCTCACCCACGAGAGCGCCAAATCCACCTTGCCCGTCGCCACCAACTTGAGCGTCGTGAAGCCGATGAAGTTAGCGAGATCATGACAAAATTCCCATCGCGGATGCCCGCCTGTCGGAATCGCCACCATCACTTTCACGTCCGGCTTGTGCTTCGTCATCGCCGCCACTTGCGGATCAATCGCGGCCCCGGGGGGCGGCATCTGCGGATAGGCAAAGTCGGGATCAGGGTTCGCCAGCTCAGTGCGCAAGGGCGGCACGTCTGCCTTTAGGGGCTTAGCCCCCTTGGACGACCGCTTCTCTGCAAACTTGGAATACTTGGGCTTGCTCTTCTTCATGTCGGGGGCCTCCAGTTAGACTTTGCCGGGACGTGTCCTGAAGGCGCGATTCGCGGGATCGTTAAGCCACGCCTTGAGGCGCTTCTGGTCTTGCAAGATGCCCTCACGCCGCAGTTGCTCGTAGATCACGAGAGGGATCGACCCCACCTTCACCATCTCGCCCTTGAAGGGGGTGCGCTCGTCGTGGTCGTTGAAGCGGCGTTTGTTCACGTCGATCACATCCTGTACTTCTTGCACACGATGAAGGACCACATTCCCGTCCGCATCTTCGTGCCAATCCTCGCGCGTCTTCGTATGTGGGTCCCACGTGAGCATGTCGCGGAAATTCATCTCTACCACCAGCTCCAGCTCAGTGTCACACCGACACCCATTCGCACGAAGCCGTCACCTGTCACGCCTACAAACAGGCCAACTCCGAGTCGAGGAATGAGGGGGTTGTGTGGACCAGGCCGGGCGTCCAGCGCTGCCTGAAGGGTATCCCCTCGGGCCCGCTGCAAGTCAACCGCCTCCCGTAGGTGCGCGGCTGCTTCGCGCTGACGCTCAAACGCCCCAAGCGCATCATCCCGTTGGCGCTCCGCCTTGCCCAACAAATGCTCGTACTCTTCAAAGAACGGATCGCATGCGTCCGGGGCTTCCTCCTCGATCCACTCCTCCAAGTCCACATGCTCCGCGTTCAGTTCGTCTTCCCGGGCCTGAACCTCCTCCACCAGACTATCAGCCTCGGCTTCGAGAGCGTCCGCCCGAGCCGACTCGGCGACGGCTACCGCCATCACCGAGTCAGCGTACTGCTCTGCGGCACGTACGCGCCGCTCATACTCGTTGTTCTGCAGATAGCCACGGACAGAGTACACGAGAGACACCACCAGCAACAGCCCGGCAGCTCCGTATAGCCACTTCCGTAGCTCGCCCACCTTAGTCCACCCCGTCCATCTCGTTGATGAGCAGAGTGATGTCTTTCAGAAGGTGTGCGGTGACCTGACTGACGCCCAGAATCGTGGTGAGACGCGCATGCGCCTCCGAGATTGCCGTGGCAGCCGACCCCGCTCCTGCGGTGGTCGTTCCGAGCGTGGCAGCATCCCACGCGGCCGAAGTAAGGGAGTCCGAGCAACCAATCAGGTCGCCAACGGTTCCACCCACCTTCGCCGTGGCAATCAACGTCTCATCCGACGCCGCAGCCGAACAATGCGGGTTGGCCGTCATCGAGTCCGCATACTTCGTCCCCGCGCCGGCTCCCAGATTGATCGCAGCGGCCAGATTCACCATCGTCGCCGTGTTGTCCGCGCCGATGAGCACGTTTCCGTTCGAGTCCGTGAGAGTCGTCTGGAACGTGTAAGTCTTGCCCGCCAACACCAGCGTCTCGGTGTCCGCGATCGTCGTGACAGTCAGAGTCCCCTGCGCCTTTGTGAGGGTGCTGAGGATCGCCATGTGCGTACTTCTCCTATAATGCTACTGAAAGGCGAGATCAGGTGAGGGCCGAAGCCCCCACCTAATCACTCCGCTGATTACGAGGTGGAGAGGTCAGCCGCCAAGCCCAGCGCAGCCTCGTTCTTCACCTTCAGACCCCACTCGACCACCACCATCCGCTTCTCGGCGTCGCCGGTCTTCGCCAGCTTCTCCACCTTGAAGGGCCGCAGATAGCCGATGCTGTAGTACTCAGGATCGAGCACCCAGCCATCCCGCTCCCGCTGGAAGCGGTTGGGGATGACGTTCACGAAGCCGAAGTCCGACACGTACACGTCGGCCGCGCCGACGATCGACATGGGCTTCGTCTTCTCGTTCATGTTCCAGGTGTGCGTCGCCTGTCCGTCGAAGGCGCTCACTGCCTGCTTGTTGAAGGGCCCCACCATGAGGTAGCGCGGGTCCCCGCCGCTCGTCCACACGAGACTCAGCACGCTCTTCAGGATCGTCTCCGTGAAGGCCCGCTGCGTCCCCTCAGTGCGCGCGGCCGCCGGGATGCCAGTGAAGCTGTCCAGCCCACCGCTGGTCCCCACGTCGTCATTGCTGTAAACCCACGAGCCCAGCCCCGCGGTGACGCGAGCCGTGGAGGCCCCGCCGGCGTCGCCGGCCAGGTTCTCCAGCGCCATCTTCTCGATGTCCCGCTTCAGCTCATTGCCCTTCTTCGCTACTTGGTACGCGATCTCGCTACGCCGCCCCGCCTTGTCCACGACTTCCTGTGTGGCCGAGATGACGAAGTGCTTATAGCTGATCTGCGCGTAATTGCCCACCCGCGTCGTCGCGGAAGGGGCGGTGGACGACGTAATGTCGTCACCCTCGATCTGGGCGTTGGTCGAAACGGCGGCAGCCAGAGAGTCCGTCTGCCACTCGAACAGCTTGCCCGCGATCTTCTCACGTCCGCCCATGCTCACGAAAGGCGTGTCCATCGGGCTGATGTCGTAAATGACATCGGAAAGCTGCTCCCGAAGGCCCTTCGCCGCGTAGGTCTGGTACGTGCCAGTGAATACTCCCATTGTGTCCTCCTAGAGGTACATGGAGGACGTGTCGCTAGATCACATCCTCCGACAACATGCCTGCAATTGCGGCTGCGGCATCCGCAGCACGCCCGGTCTTCCTCACCTTCTGCAGCGCCTTCTTGCCACGCAACGTTACCTTCTCCACGGGCTTCTCCCGGGAACCAGGCTTAATGGTGGTCTTGGACCCCTTGATCTTGCGACGCAGCTCTGGTTTCTTGGCCTGGAGCGCATCAAAGAGACGCGCCTTGTTGAGCAGCACAAGAAGTCGGTGATCTGTCACTTGGCCCAAGTCATCCTTCGAGAACCCAAGCTGCTCACCATACTCCACCAACTGCCCCACCAGTGCTTTCGCCTTTGCTGTGTCCGCCATCTCAGGAAGGACCTGATGCAGTTTCTCCGCCTCTGCGACCAAGTGATCCTTGAGTCGACTCTGGAATGCCTCCTGCTGTTCCTGCTGCACCCGAGTCTGTTCGTCCGCCACCTTCTTCTGGTTGGCTTGATGCCGCTGCCAATCCGTGTACTGCCGACTGTACTCTGCGGGGTCATCCCTCCGCAGCTTGTCCCAATCGGGTTCTGCCGGCTGGGCTTTCTTCAGCACCTCTGCCAACATCTGAAGCTGCTGCGCGTACTGTGCGCGCTGCTCCTCGGCCGCCACCCGCACAGCGTCAGCGCTCTTCCGCTGCTCCGCCAGCGCTTGCGTCTTCCGAGTGTAATCAGCCTGACGCAGGTTTCCTTCGAGGAGCTGTTGCTTGGTCAGGGTTTCGGTCTTCCCGTCTGGCCCTGTAAGCTCGAACACTTCCTCGTCAGTTGCCTCCTCAGACTCCTCCTCGTCGTCTGACCCCGCCTCCTCCTCTTCCACCTCGTCCGCGTCCGTCTCAGCGTCGTCCGCCGTCTTGTCCGCGTCATCTTCCGACGAGTCCTGCTCCTCCTCGTCCTTGCTGGGTGCCGACAGACCATCGTCATCAACGATGTCGCCGGGCAGCATGGCCGCGATGAGGGAGACACCTTCCAGCAGACCCAGCCCGGAATCCCCTTCCGAGCCGCTTGTCCCTGAAGCGGGTGTGGATACTTCCTTCGCCATGTGACCTCCTAAGTTTAGGGAGTGCCGCGATTCTTCTCAGCCCGGCGGGCCAGGGCTTCGGCTTGCTCCCCGCGTTCGATCGTGATGGCCAGTTCGTCCATCACCCTCTCGATCGCGTTGAAAGTTAGGCGTGCCTCCTCCCGCACAGAGGCATCCTGTGACATCAGCATCTTCGCCAGCGCCTTGAGCTGAGCAGCAGCAACGCAATGCCGAAGCATCTCATCGTCGCGCAAACTCTCAGCCAACACCCGCCGGCGTTGGAGTTCTCCGCTGTCGTTCGTTTCCGGCAATAGGTCGGGGTGAGTCAACATTAGCCCTCCTGTTCGCGTTCGTGAGCGATCACGTTGCCGGCCTCGTCGCGTTCGACACGTTCATATTGCCGCTGCGAACGTTGCCCGGCCTCCAATTCCAGCCGAAACCGCTCCATGTCGGCTGTCATCTGCGCCGCGTCGAGTTTGGCCTGATGCTCCAGCTCCATCTTGTGCATGGCGAGCGTCTGCTCCGCCGCGATCTTGTCGCGTTCGAGATCATCCTTCATGCGCATCTCCTGCTCCCGCAGCGTCAGCTCGTGCTGCTTCAGTTGTGCCTCGATCGCGGCCTGCTGCGCCCGCTGCTGCACCTTGGCGTACTCCGCCTGGACGTACGCCGCAGCCTGCGGATCGGGCTGTTGCTGGCTCGACGCCTGCGCCGCAGCCTGCTCCATCTGCTTCTCTTGCTCCGGGTCGATCTCCTGGTAGAATTCGGCGGCATCGGGGAAGCCGATCAACTCCACCATGCGAGCCCGCGTGTTGCGAAGCTGACTCAGCTTCACGAGCGGATTCGTCGGCCCGAGTGTCTGCATGATCTGGTCCTGGTCGCTCTTGATGTGGAAGAGTGCCTGAATCTTCTCCTCAGTCGTGCCCGCCCCGAGCGCCAGGTTGCAACGCACGTCCATGTTGGCATCCCAGGAGCGCGGGTCCATCTCCACAAACTGGTTGCGAAGGCGGATAATCCGAGCCTGGTTCTGGTTCTCGCAGACGGTCATCAGCAGCCCCTTGAAAAGCTGCTTCATCCCGCCCTCGGCGAACAAGCGCGCGATCAGCTCGATGTGCTGCTGGGCCGCGGACAACGTTGCCGCTACCGCCGCCTTCGTCGAAGATTGCAGCGCATCCGCATCGAGGCCGGCCGCGGCCTTCGAGATGCCGGTACGGTTCTCCTTGTCCTCGTCGAGGTACTGCATCACCGCCAGCGCATCAGGCCCGATGAAGCTGTGGCGAATCTCCCGCATCATACCCGGAGCGCGCACCCGCACGAGGGCACCCATTTCCGTATTCATGGCATCGTTGAGATTCACCTGCCCCTCCACCACCTCCGTCCGCTGATGGATCGCTAGATTCAGCGAGTCCAGCGTCCCCCGCATCACCGCTGACTTGATCTCCTGAATGTCCTTCACATAGTCTGCCGGACAGAGCCCGATCAATGTGTGCGGCTCCGGGTCCGGGCAGAATAGCGCGAAAGGCCGATGTGAGATTGGCTGTGGCTCGTCCAGCACCTCATAGGCATCTCCCAATGCCCATACGCGGTACAAACGTGCCCGGCCGTCTCCCAAGTCAAGGTAGGGAAAGGCTTCCGTCACCAGAACCCGGTCCACCTCTTCCTCGGGGAAGGTAAAACCCCGATCGAAACGCCGCGCTGCGGCGCTCTCCGTGTCCAGATTCGTGCCCGCACCCGATTCGCCGCTGCTGGCGGCGTCCCGCACCGTTTCCTCGTCCGCCACGTCCGCCAAGAGCGCGATTGCGTCTTCGACCGGCATGTAGCGACTGTGGGCCACCAACGCGGCCTCGTCGCGGTCCCGGGCGCTGCGGTTGAACAGAAACTCCTCCGGGGGGATGGTCGTGACGCGCAGAATGCCCGTGCGCCGGTACTCAACCTCCACATCGTACACGGGGACCCCCAACTCGGGGTCCATCGACCCGGCGACGATCTCCACATCCACATGAGAATCGTTTTGGAGCAAGAGGAGCTGGTCTTCCGTCAGATGGGTGAGCAACGCATGCCCTTCTCGCTCCTCCGTCTCCCACCACCACTTCATGATGCCTAGCCGGCGCACCAAGGAGTCCTTGAACGCAGCGTGCAGCAGCATGGCGCCGGGGTTGTCGTCCATGAAGACGAAGTTGATGTAGTCGGTCGCCTGCTTGGCCCCCTCCACATCCTCGGGGCCCCGCGGCTTGAATTCGTTGACTTGCTCGGGACCCAGGAAAACCCGCATCAGCGAGGGAAGGATCGCCTGCACCACATTGCGGACTTCGGGAACGACAATCTTCGATCGGCCGTCCTCCTCGTTTCCGAAGGGACGCCCAAAGTAGTAGTTGGTCAGCAGTGCACGATCGCCGTCCAGCTCTTCCTCAGTGAAGGTGCGCGCCTCTTGGAGGAGGCGCCCCACGAGGCTCTGTACTTCGTCCTCGGTGAGCTTCTTGCGCTTGGGCATGCACAAACCCCCGCGGGCAGCTAGGCCGCCGCGTTAGGTGGGACGAATAGCGAGATTAGGCCGGCCTAACTTGCCGGCAAGATAAGTGTGCGTGGCAGAAACCTAGCCACGGCTGCCTTTCAAGCGTCCTAAGACTGAGAGCGGGATTAGGCCGGCCTAACTTGCCGGCAAGATAAGGTAACGTATCCTCCTTCGTTTGTCAATCCTCAAGTTGCGCTAGAAGGGGCGTTACCAAGCCAGGGCGCCCACCGCCGAGTCCGTCAGGAGCCGGTAGGCCCGCTGGTTGAGTGCGAAGTTGGTGAACCGGAGCCCCAACACCGTCACCCCATACTGCTGCGTGTCTTCGTTGCACCAACGGAGCAGGTCAGGCAGCAACCGGCGACGATTCTCGGGGTCCAGCCGCGTGCCATCCACATCCGCCAGCTTTTCAGAGAGCTTGGAGGACACCAACTCACTCGCACTCTCCTTGTAGTCGTCGACTTGCGTGATCGCGTCAATCGGATCGGTCACTTGCACGAGCGCGGTGGCCGAATACGAGAGCGTGCGCTGATCCTTGAGCGTGATGTTGTGCAACGGCGTCGAAATCGGAGCCACCACAATATCCACACACTCTACGTGGCTGAACCAGGGAATGATGAAGTATAGCCCTGGCTTCAGGCAGCCATTTTCCTCGCGGAAGCCCATATGAAGGCGGTTTGCAAGACGTGCAAACCAGCCTCCTCGCTCTTGAACACGCCCAAGCACCTGCAACACGCCCCGTTCCCACTGTTCGACGATCACGAAGGGCCAGAATTCGCTCAGAAACTCCAGAATCGACTGAATGAAGTTGAGTGGCATCAGACAATCCCCTTGATCCGCCGTTTTAGCGGCTCCGCCCACGATCGGCCGGCGCTGATGCCCAACAATGCCGCCGCATCAGACGCAAACGTGAGCACGAAGGCGTCTGCGAGGTCGGGTGACGCCAGCCCGCGCTTCTTCATGTCCTGTTTACCCTCCACTTGGAGCCTTCCGTTGCTATCCCGCACCTTGTACTTGACCGCCACCAACTCTTCGATCAGCTCCTCGTCGTCTGGGATCACGCCCGAGCGCTTCTGAAACCACTCCCGCGCTGTGAACCATAGCTCGGCGCGCTGATTGAGGTAGCGATCACTCAGCGCCGGCGTCTCAGAGACGTTGATTCCGCGCACCGGCAGTTTCAACTCGCGCAGGCGGTCCACTACGCCAGCGCCATACCCGATCACGTCCACCAGAATCTCAATAGGCCGATCAGGAATGCCGGTCATGTCCCACTCGGCCTTGATGCGGCCGCAAACCTGCATCGTGTCGAGGTCCCGCCATGCTTTCACGGGCTCCACAATGATGTCCCCACGCCGTTTGCAAAGCGCCGTACGGTCCCCTCCGAAGCGCGCCACATCTAGCCCCCAGACAGTCTGCGCTTTCGGACTCGGGAGAATATCCCGCATCCGAGCTGCCTCTACCAACTCGAAGGGGATCACCGTATCCAGGTCGCTCCGCGGGAATTCCCCCAAGCACCGAATGCGGAAAGCATTGGACTCACGGCCATAGCGCGCCGCCATCTCCCCCACAAACGCCTCCGAAACCCGTGGCGAGTCCTGATGGCTGACGTGCATCGTGTACCATTCGTGCTTCAGACGGTGATGCGTGTCGAAGAACAGCCCCGAAGTCCGTACCGGATTGCTGAGGAGGAGCGTCGTGGCATTGTGGCCGGACATCGAGCCCGCCGCCGCCTCGAAGATGGACTCGTGCACACCCGAAGCCTCGTCCACGATCAGCAGCACCCAATCACTGTGGATGCCCTGCAACGCTTCGGGATTCTCCGGGCGCGCCGTCCGTGCAGTCAAAAAACTCTCCTCGGGAGCAGACGCCAGCTCGATGCGGTCAGACCGGATCACGAAGAGGTCGGTGAGCGCCGGAGGACAGCGCTTCAGCCACTTCTTGATCTCCGAGAACAGCGCATCGTAGAGCTGCCCGCCTGTGGGCGCCGTGATGGCCGTTTTCTGGGGGTAGCGCGTGAGAAGCTGATGGTCCGCGATCCAGCCAGCTACCGCGGTCTTGCCCGGCCCATGACACGATCGGATGCTAATCTTGCGCTCCCGCCGCCCGTACGCCCGCAACACCTCTGTCTGCCAAGGGTCCGGCTCAATCCCCAGCACCTCGCGCACGAACAGCGCTGGCCCCTCTTCCCCGGCCGGGGGGCCGTAACGGTTGAGGAAGTCTAGATAGGCGTTACTCACCCTCCCCTTCCTCGACCACCTCATAGTCCAACGGCACGATCCCACGAGGAAGCGCCTTGCCGGCGCCCGGCCCGATGGCCGCCGCGGTTACGCCGGCCGCCTTCAGGGCATCAAGGTGGAGAGAGTTGATGTTGAGGGCGATGATGGGCCCCTTGGAGCGCTCGCCGTAGGCTTCCCGATTGCGCACGCTGGCAAGCCACTTGCGGTAGTTGGCTTGCTCTTTCGCCTTCATCACGCCGGCCTGGCTGTCCGTATCGGCCGAGTCGATGATGTCCAGCGCATCTTCGACGTGCGCGTGCGCCGCCATGAGACGCGCGGCCTTCAGTTTCTCGGCGCGCTCATCCTCGTCTCGCACCGTGCGCTTCAGCCACTTGTATAGCAGCGAGCGACTGATGCCAAACTGCTTGGCGATGTCCAGCATCGAGCGCCCATCCGCAAGCTGCTCGAAGAACCAAATCTCACCGTGAGGATCATCCTGCTCCCCCATCCCGGCCAGATCGCTAGTCAGTTTCCGCAGAATCGGTTGTCCGGGCAACTTTGTCCCTCGCTACTCGTTCCAACACGCGCCAAGCCGCCTCCACGCGCTTCTGTAGCGTGGGGTCCTGGCGAAAGATGCGTCCGTATTCGCTGTCCCATACCTTGCGGTTCTGGATCGGACGCTGGCGATCTCCCTTGCCGGCGCTCACGGCCGTTGCAGCTTCTCCAAGAGCTGCGGCGCATCGTGAACATGCTGGTCCTGCTGCACGGCACGCACGCGCTGCACGGTGCGATCCAGCATGTTGCGAGTCGCATTCGTCCCTATGGCCAGATAGTCTTCCGCCGCCCGCAAGACAAGCTCCATTGCCTCCGCTTTCGCCAGCAGTGTCATCATAGGGCCCTCCTAGTAGAAGCCAGGATACCCCGGGCGCCGGCCATCCGGCAGGTACCACGGGGCGCACAATTCCAGGTGCAACACCGGCAGCCAGAGCGTTGAATCCTGCGCACTCCAACCGGCCACGCATCGACTGCGCTCGTAGTGAATCACCCCTAAGTTGCCCCCGGCGTCAAAAAACCGCGCACACATCCGATACGCCGCTTCCTCCGTCTCAATGCGCAGCGCAACGCTATCATGCGCTTCCGAGGGGCACACCATCTGAGAGTACCACGGCTCGACTGCCCATTCCGGCTCACATGCCACAACCAGAAGGGCCCACACGAGCCCGACCATCCCTCTCACGACAGATCACGTTGCTGCAGCGTTTGCCAAACAAGTACAAGCACGATGGCACAGAAAGCCCAGATCATCGCCGCCCCGCCCAATAACCCAATGCATGCGAAAGCCAAATAAGTACAAGCACGATGGCACAGAAAGCCCAGATCATCGCCCCGCCCAATCCAACGCGCGCGAAAGCGCCTTGATAGTGTCTGCCGCACGCCGGCAGGCTTCGGCGGCGTCCCGCAGTTCTTCGACGATTGCTGCCTCGGAGCGCGGTAGGGGCATGCACTGCGCCGAGCACACCAACACCCCGCCCTCGCCCGTGTAGACGAGCGCGCCACAGTTGGCACAGAACCGCGGACGAAGCGTCATGGCCGTGTCCCCCTCACGCCGTAACCTGCCATCGCAAGCACCCACGCTACCGCTACCGCCCCGAGGCCAAGATAGGGGCGCTCCAGGCCAAGCGTCAGGAACAACGAGACACCGGCGGCGCTCAGCGCCCCGTAGCCAAGACGATCGCTCAGTGTCATGGGCGCTGAAAGACGGTATCCGCGGTGGCCCCGCCTCCCTCCACCCCTACATAGAACGTGTACGTCCCGATCGGGTACTGAAGACGATATGTGTAGGGGCTCGGCACGCCGTAGCTCGTGTCCGCATGAACGAGCGTGCCCGGCTGCTGCGTGTAGACCGCCACGATGAAACTGAAGCTCGCGCCATCCCGATGCTGTATGCGAATCGAGATAGTGTCCGGGCTCACCCCATCCGCCTGGTCCGTGATCGTGAAAGCGAAGGCATCCGCGGCCGGTGGGTTGACGTGCGAAGGCTCAGTCGGCCCCGGCAAGCCACAGCCGGCAACGAGCACGAGCAGAGCGACGAGACGTTTCATGTTTGCCTCAACCCAATACACGCGAAAGCCAAACAAGGAAAAGCACGAGGGCACAGTAGCCACAGCCGGCAACGAGCACG